GTTGCATTTATTACATCGCTGACACTCGCACCAAGCTCTATACCTGTCTTAGTTGCAGATTTTGCAAACTCTTGGAACTCATACTCTGTAGCAGTTGTTACTTTACGCAATTCAACCATTGCAGAATCAACTGCTTTGACTTCCTCAATCATCTGGCTCAGTTGTCTCTTAGCCGCATTGAAAACCATATTGGCTGTAATATAGCTTGACATAGTTTTGAACGAACTGAAGAACTTACCAAAGGCACTTTCTCCTTTAAGCCCAACAGTCTCAGCTTCTTTTCCGAATACACGGAAGTCGGCAATTAAGTTCTTTAATTCTTGATCTGTAAGATCAGCACCCTTTGCCATCTCAGAAGTAAGACGCGCCCATTCGTCTGCAAAAGTCTTGCCGTTTGTCATTTTTTTGGTAGACTCAACTGCTCTTTTGTTTGCTGCTGCATATCTATCCATATCAGCGGCAAGATTGTTGATTCTATTTTGAAGTTGAGCTAATTTGTTGTTATCTGCGAAGGCTTTTTTTTGCTGATTTTCAGCTTCTTTTTGAGCCTTGTTATAGTCCTCGTAATATTTCTTCATATCCTTGAGAACTTCATTTTCGGCAGTTTGAGCCTTTACAGCTTCTTCAAAACGTCCTTGCCAATAATTGCCCATCTCAACTTCGTTGAGTTCTTTTGCCTTTTGAATTTCTTGTTCTTTTAAGTTGAGCTTCTTTTGAATCTCTTTATTGTGAGCATCAAGCTTGCGATTGAATGCATCAATTTCACTTTCTTCTTTTTTTGCCGCCTTTAAGTTGTTAGTGATGCCTTGCAAAAGAGAATTGATTTCTCCATATCTTTGCGACCACTCCAATCCTTTGCCGCTTTCACTTTCAACTTGCTTAAATTCTTGAAGCCGCTGTTTAGCCAATTCAAGAGATTCGACAAGCCCAGTTCTCTTATCGGTAAATTGAAGCTTGCCAATATCTATACTAAGTTCTTTAATAGTATTATCAAAGTTTTGAGCTTTATTTATTGCATTATCAAATATATTAAAAGATGAACCAGCGGATTTAAGATTAGCACCTATCTTAGCCGCCGCAGTTTTTAGATTATCAAGTGCCTTTTGAGCTGTTTCAACTGAGCCAACACCAGCCTTTAAATTATCAATAGCATCTGTTGCTTTGGTTAAAGGTTCTGTTAAACCAGTTTCTATGGCTTGATGACTTGATTTGAAGTTTGCAAGTTCTTTTTCTAAACGTACAATATCTTGCTGAACTTTGCCAATTCCTTTATCACTAAATTTACCAGTTGTTGCAAAGAAAGCCTTATCAAACTCACTCCAAGCAAAAGTAAGAGTCCTCACTTCTCCTGATGACGCTTTAATCTCAGCGGTCATGCTTTTAAGGAATTGCGCTTCTTCTTTGTCTCCATAGTCACCAGTCACGGAAATCGTTTGCCCTAACGACGAAAGTTGATTTTTAAGAGCCTTCATCGTTGCATCCGCATCTAAATATCCACCTTTGATTACTGGCTTTATAGGATTTAGATAATCTCCACTAATATTAGCAAGACTATTTTCGACCTTTTTAATCTCTTTTTGCGTTTGTGTCGTGGCTTTACCAAGTGACTCCATTTGCTTGACTGCCACATTTGCGTTTGAATTGAGATTTATATTTCCAATATCCAGCTTTATATTCTTGCTTATAGTGGCGAGTTGAGACTGAATACGCTGAGTAGTCTTGCTTAAATCAACGTTGGCTATTATTTTAAGTGCTTGGTCTTTATTAAGTTGGTCAGTTATCTTTGATAAGTCTGCCTCTATCTTGACAACAGCAGCCCGACTTGTATCTAACCGCGCCACTATCTCAATTCTGTTATCGTCCATTTCATCACCACTCTTTCTTTAATACCAATTTGATGTATCTATATCCCATGAGACTTTTACGCCCCATCTATTATGCGAATTAAATTTTTGAATCCCTTTGCCCACAAAATCATAACCTTCAAAACGACGAAACCTATCTGGCTCACCATCATAAGTTTTCCACTTCCAACCCTTTAACATCAAAATATTAACAGGGCTTTTATGAGTATGATTAAAGTTCCACGCCCACACATTACTGCTGAATTTTAGAGATATCTCAATTGAATTACCTTTAATACGAGCATCTAAAAAATCCTCTGCATACAAGGCAGAGCGTAAACTCTCATGGTAAGGTCTGCGGTCATATACCTTTGGGGTGTAGCTATCATACATTGCATCAATCTCCGACTGTATGCACTCGTAGAGATAGTCAACAGCCTCCATTAAAGTTTGCTCAATAGTTCTGCCACTGGCTAACTTAGCTTTCCTTGCCACTATACGTTCAATTTGCTCTTTGATAGAAGCCATTAAATCACCCCTTGACATTTATTTTGCGTTATGTTATAATATAGTTGCGGAGCAATCCGCACCGTGTCGTGTCGCTCCCGATAAGCGTCTAATAAATAATCGGATATGAATGTTTACCGCTTTCTGATATGCGGTCTACGAATAGTCAGACTCAAATCAAAGCCTTGCCTAACCGCAGGGCTTTACTATTAGGAGCATTGTATGATTATAGGTCACTTTTATTTTCTCAAATCAGAATATTCACAACAATTTGCAAACCCTAAGTTTATGAACAATAATGAGCATAACCGTCCATATTTTTGCGCCTTTACAGATGGTAATGATATTTATTGGTTAATACCCATATCGTCTAAGGTTGACAAATTTGAACGCATCTATAATGATAAAGTCAAACGATATGGCAAATGTGATACCATTGACTTCTGCCATGTTCTCGGCAGAAAGAAAGCCGTTCTTATTCAAAATATGTGTCCCGTAACAAAAGATTATATTTTGAACGAATATCTTGATCCACATAACATACCAGTCCAGCTTTGTGATAAGGTACGCAAACGCATTATTCACAAAGCCAAAAAGGTATTGTCGTTGCAACGTCAAGGCATTGACTTGCTGTTTGGCGACGTATTTACAATTAGAAGGAAATTGATTTAGTGCTCAATTACTGAGCACTTTTCTTTTTAGTTTTCTTCACACTCTGTTCTACAGCAGCCTCCACAAACTCTTTCTTGTCAACCTTGTCGAGTTTTTCAAGCACTTCCTTAATATCGGCAAGATTCTGCGTGTTATCCGTCTTAATTATTGCCGATAAGTCAGCACAAAGTTTGTCAAATGCAGTCTGCTTACTCAGCAGATACGCGATTTGGTTATCAATTGCAGTCTCTACCTCGCCCCAAACAGGCAGTTTCACAACGTCGGTTTCAATCTGAGCGTACCAGTTGTTGCACTGTGTTGTCTTGAATATCTCTGCTACATCGGTATCTCCAAGCTCAATGTCAGTCATGTACTTGATTATGCAGTATCGACGAGCTATTTCGCGGTTCTCTGCGTGGTACTCGCCGCCTGTAAACGAGGACTGAGCGACGGTCTGCACAATTGAGCCAAATGTGTCTACGTCAAGATAGGTCTTGATTGTGACAGGTGCGCCGTTAATGCGCTTGATTGTGTTCTTGAGGGCAAAGTTTTTGCCGATAACTCCTGTAAGTTTACTCATGTTAAAATCTCCTTTTTATTAGTATTTTGACTTTGGTGCTTATTTCCGTGTTGATATAAGCACATCAGTCAATTTGAGACTGTGAAACGTAATAGGCAATACCAATAGCATCGCTTATATCGTCCACGGTTATATCTAATCCATACATCTCGTTTACCTTTGCCATAACGTCGGCTTTGCGTTCTTCACGCTTTATCTTACTACTATATTTACCAAACGCTGTTATCCACGTTTGTTCTAAAATAATATCGTAGGGGATTTGAAATTCCCATAAGATACGAGAAAGTTGTCCTTGTAAACGGCTCAAACTTCTAAAGCCCGAGATATTTACTCGGCTATAATCCATGCGTTTAGTCACAGGATTAAAGCTTGGAGCTACATATATTTCCTCAAAGGCAACATGATTAGGCTTTGTTTTCTTAACTAATTTTTTGACCACATCACAAATATAACTAATGCGGAGTAATGTCGTGTCATATTCTTCTTCTGGCATTGTTATAGTTATAAGGTGAGGTTCTTCTTTTATCGTGACTTCTGTGACACGTTTTGATGATTTAGGCTTTATAAGCCCATAATCAATGAGTTTACCATCTTTCATAACCGAGTATGCAGTTGCGGTAGAACTCTGATCTAATGCGAGTATCTTCATATTTCCTCCGTATAAAAATTAGGGGTAAGTTTCTGTAAAGTCACTTACCCCTTTCTATTAATCGTTATAAAGTTTTGATTTCTTTGTCTTTTTAAGCACCGTCTTTTCCTCATTAGATTTCTCGACGGTTACAATATTCTTAATTTGTTCAGCGATACCCGGCTTCAAATTGCTTAAATCGCTATCGGCTGTTACGCCAATGTTCTCAAAAGCAATTCTTGCATCATCCTTGCTGTACAGCTTAGAATTATACTGTTCAATTATCATATAAATTTGATAGTGCTCATGCGTATCGGTGTAAAACTTCCACGCATGAGTACCAGCACATGAAGGACAATAATTATACTTCTCACCACAAATTAAGCATTTTGTGAGATTAGCCATTATAAGCCTCCTTATTCACCTGCGACAACCATTCTATAAAGTTCACGCTGATCGCTACAGTAGTCGTATGAACAAGTTAAGCTACAATCAATAGTCGAGTCAAGTGAAAGTCCAATAGTATAGTTGGTCTGGAACTTGGCTGACGGGAAGATAAAATATGCGTAAATAGGTGCAGTTTTCTGTTATTATAATTCAACTACGCAATTGAATTATAATTATATTCACATGAAGTCGCTACTTCCATGCAGTTCTCTTATGAACTTCTCATACTTTCATATGAGCATAGACTATATCTTTCCTACGGCATTATCCGTTTAGGCTTAACCATTTCGGTGCGCTTGCACCTACTCCCGTGAGGGATAGTCGTTGAACCTTCTCTTTCGAGCTTGGATGCTGATTGTCCATTATAAAGCGTTTAGGATTTAACCCTGCGCCATCTATTCATTTTTTTCTACTTTCGTAACCTTCACGCCTACACCCTTTAAGATATTACGTTGTGGTTTGAATAGCTTTAGGATTTTCCAGCAATTAGATTAAAATGGGTGATGCGACAATCACCACACACATATTTCTATATGTGCCGACTTGTCTTGGCTTCGCCAACGTCAATCGCATACATCATAGCCTCTTACGAGCACCTTAACAACAGAAGCAACAGGGAACTCCTCAGCAGAGTTTACAATCTGAATTGCTGCCGCTGTATCATATTCATAAGTAATAAGAATAGAAGAACCAGCGTCGTAGTCGGAGTTAAGAACCGTAATTGTATCAGCAGAACCACTGCCTTTCGTAAATACAAATTCACCAGCAGAAGGAGTTGTTGTTCCTCTTTCAAGCTTCTTTCTTGTAGAACCGTCCTTTGTCAGATATGCTGCCGATATTTTATATACGGGAGTTCCAACAGTTCCGCTATTTCTTACATTCTGTGCAAGTGTAATAGTTGTTGTGGTTGTGTCAACTACAACCTTACCTGCTGTTGCAACAAGTTTTACTGTTTCAAATTTCGGAACAGATATTTTAGCATCGTCTGTTCCAACTTCCTTATCAGCCCCGTTCATCGCAGCAATTAATTCTAATGTCAGGAGAGGAGTTGAAAATGTAACATCACAAGACTTAGCTCTTGATATACTAAAAATTGTATTGCCTTGTGCGTCCGTTTTTACATCTTCCTCGGAATCAACAGAAATCTGAAAATCAGATATTTGTGATGTCATCCAAGAAAGTGAGCCGTCTGAATTTTCAGCAATTGCATAAATGGCTCTCTCAGGCACGAATGTAGAGAGGTCTGTGCTAAAAGCTACTGCCATATTATTACCACCTTTCTGTGTTAGTCAATTGGTTTTAACCAATCTAATTCTTTCTTAATTTTGCCGTATTCAATACAGCCACTATATAAACCTTGATATAAATGATTTGCATTATCAATTATCGAGATACGTTTCAAACTGTCAAAGAACGCATACACTTTCATATCCCACACTTTATCCCAACTATACTTGAAGTTTGGGTGATTTACAAGAGCTGAAATGTATGGCAAATAAGCCGAATGAGTGCCTTTAAAAGCACGAAGTCTCTCTTGATATTTAGCGTCATTTCGAGCGTCAATTATCAACTGCTTCTTTGCAAAACCGTCCTTGACCTGTGTGTACTGAGGTTGTGGCATACCATGCATTTTACGAATATACGCCGCCATTTCATCAAAAATATCACTATTGAATTTGATACCACTTTTATCGACCATACACAATTCGTTATCACATTCTACAGGAATAAAAGATGAAAAGTCTAAATCGCCAAACAAAGGAGAAGTATCCAACTTGTTGTTCTCTTTACCCTTGTGATTAGACAACATCATTGCAAATATGGTGAACATTTGAAAATTTGTTATCTCAGTATAATCAATTCCCATATCTTCTAATTGAGCGCATCGGTCTATATTAGTTGCTGTGAATACTGAAATCATGGAGAGATATTCGCTCTCCCCATAATCACATATTTCGCCCAAAGTTGGGCATTTTATTTCAACACCGTTGGGCAACCTATAATTGTCACCACGGTATAGTTTCAATTCGTCAATGTCTCGCACGAGAGATCACCCCTCGCACAATCCACTATCCAAATCTACCGCCTCAAACACAAGCTGTCTAAACCTGTATGTCGTATTAACGCTACCCGCTGTGTCCGACTTTAACTGAAGCGTACCCACGCCAAAATCTTGCCGTCCTTCGTATTTTTCTTCTATGAGTTCCGCAAGGTAGTCCATGCGAGTTCCGCTTTCGCCAACCATATTCATGCGCATATCTTCTTGATGGACAAGCACATAAAATATAATAGTAGGGTGAACCCAAATGTCACTATTAGTACTGCCGTAACGTGATCGCCTTTCGGGTATGTCAATCTCCGTCAGAATATAACAACGCACAAGTTCTTCTGTTTGTGGTATAAAATAGTGAGGGAACAAACGTTTCCACACCAAATCGTCCTCGGATTCATCAGGATTCAAATCTAAAGCATTTATGATTTCATCGTCCTGCGACAACTCACCCATAATCTTATTTTTCCATTCTCTTATACAACGAGACTTCAAATCCCAACACCTCCTTAAACCGCCCCAATTACGTCAACAAGTAACTCGCTTCGCTGACCGCCACCTGCTACAATCACCTTAAAAGTTGCCCCAACCAAAGCCGAATCATTAGCACACTTGACAACGCATTTATTGCCAGTCTGCTCCATTGTCAGCTTGCCGTCCAATAGTGCGGAATTAATGAGAGAGAACACAACTTCATTCTCTGTCTCCGCCGTAAAGGTCTTACGACCACCTATTCTAATAGATGGTACGCCTGAGTATGTTATGTTTATTGGACTTGGGTGCGGTATGTCGTTAGGATCAATGTAGTCACAAAGCATTAAGTCAACCCTGTCTGTTTTGGGGTTGTATTCGCATTCTGTAAATGTTATACGCATAATACGCATTTCGTTGTATGAGTACGGGACTTTTGATGTTGAAGTTATTACATAAGTTTCAGGACTTTCAGATGCAACATCAATGAACATTCTCTTATCACGATATAATTCTTTTGTTACGTCATCAAGAGAAATCCAACTCATAAGCTGAATATAGCCAGTCTCCAAGATATTACCGTTTCTTTCAACACCCGTGTTGTACTGGGTAGCATCTGCGGTATATGTTGGATAATAATATATATTACCATCTGCATCCTGCCATTTGAGTGTATAGTTACACTCGTGCAAAACAGCTTTGGTATAAATTTTGTTACTTTCTGGCATTGTCATAATCAAATAAATTTGAGTGTTACCTAAAGTATCTGCTGCTTTTACATATTTGTATTCAGCGAGATTATCCGAAATTCTTGTAAGAATTTGTCGTTTCCAGCCTTGTGTATAAGCATCAAAATCTCTATTTTGAATTATGGCCTGAGTTTCAACTTCTACTTCAAATTCACCAGTTTCGCCGTTGAATTGTCCACGACAAAGTTTTACATCATCTCTTAAAGGCGTTTCAGTGATTAACTCGTCAAAACTATCTGTAACCCAAGCATCCCATTCATCTTTTTCAAGACCGTCCAACATTGTAGGCTGAGGATTAATAACATACCATTCTTGCATATTATCACCTCAATTATACGAATGATTTTTCTGCTTATGTAAAAGCATTTGAACTCGCTCTTGTTCAAGAACTAAATCTTTATAGGTTACATTCTTTGAAGCGTCATTTCCTGTAAGATGAATGTCTTTGCCATAAAAGCCCTGTAGCTTTTCAAGTCTTGAAAGCTCACGAGTAAGATACTCCGAATACATCATTAGTCCCAAAGTATATATCACAGCTCTGTCAAGAACGTTCTGAAACTCATAAGTCGAATCGTCGTAACCAATTTCCTTTACATCAAGTTCATATTCAGCTAATGCCGAAAGAAAGAACTCATCTTCTAAGCCCTCTGGCAAAGCCTGTTTTGCCATTGGGTGAGAATGAAAACTTCTGATAACATCGCTTTTCGTTGTGGTATCACCCAATGTCATCACCGTCCTTAATCTTCAACTTTTAAGCCAGTGTATTCCTCAATAAACTTAATCTTATCGTACTCGTTAAGACCAAGCTTCTTTACACATTTTACAAGAGCAACCTTTTCACCGTAGCTATGGGCAAGCTCCTCAATAGCCTTCTTAAAGCCAGCCTTTGATTTAACGGCAAAAGCCTCTTTAACCTTTGCGTCTGATATTACAGCCTGTGGCTTTTCCTCAGTTTCAAATTCAAGCTCAACACGAGTAGCCTTATCATCAATGTAAATACTTGCGTGACTGCCTAAACCGTCCTCGCCTATAAACATACGATTGCCATTCTGTGCCTGAAAAATTACTTCACCACGATCTATACGCATAGGAGACTTAGGCGGAATAGCTACATCGCCAATGCCGTTTAAGCGGTGAAAATGAAGATAAAAGTCGCAAAGATTCTTAATTGTAATCTTTTCGTCCATATTGAGACTCATTAGTTATGTCTCCTTTCAATATAATAGTAGGGGAGTGTGTTTCAACTCCCCTCGATAAATTAGAACAGGTTAGTATCTCTGATTATACCAACTTCGTATTCTCTGCCCTTTGCAACGTCAACAGCAACTTCAAGGTCATATCTTGTAAGCTGTCTGCCAGTTGTAACATCATTGCCTGTAAAGCTTGTAAGACCACCACGAGTCCAAAGCTTAATAGGAGACTCGATGCCAGTAGGAATGATAAAGAGAAGTCCTTCGGGAGCAACTGTGTCAAATCCTGTACCAGCAGCATTGAGTTTAGATGTATCAAATGCGTTCTGAATAGCAACAACAGGTGAACCGCCATACCAAGAAACAAGACCAGTCTTACGGATTTCCTCCATAGCATCAGGAGAAATGTCGTTGAATGTTGCATAAGTTGCAGAAGCGTAAGGTACGAAATCATTAATCTGTGAAGCTACGCTGTAGTCACCGATAAGTGTAGGTGTACCAAATCTACGAGCAAACTTAATAGCATTATCAACAGAAGCCTTTGTGATACCAGCAGCCTCGGCATAGTTCTTAACGCCTGTAGCGTTCTTGATAGAACTCCAAACTGTGTTGATAGCATACTTAGCAGCCTTGTTTCTCATATCTCTCTTGATATTCTCCTTGAGAGTATTCTCAGCAGAGAGATCACCCATCTGAAGCTTGCGGTAATCAATCTGATAACCAGCAGAAATCATCTGTGTGCCAACAGGGTACTTCTTAGAAGCGATAAAACCAAGAGGAACATCGCCATTAGCAGCCTGTACTCTTGAAAGCTCGCCCTCTGTTGCCACAACTTCACGCTCAATGCTGTCACCATAGCCAACATTCTCATAAGAACCGAAGAAACCAAGAAGCTGAATTTCCTTCAGAAGCTCAGGCTCAATTGTGTACTTACGAATTGTGTTAAGCTCGGCAATAGCAGAACCGTCACCATTTGAAGCCTTGCTTGCAAGTTCCTTTATGTAATTAACTGACTTATCAGCCATGCTCTTACCAAACTTGTCAAGTGACTTGCCGTTTACCATAGCAGAGAAAACTTCAACAACGCCAGTATGTGCATTGTAGTTCTGTGTTACGCAATCTGCATCCTTACGTGCAGAATTAAGTTCAATTGTATAACTCATATTATTTACCTTCCTTTCCTATAAATTAAGCAATCTCAACGAGAACTGTGAGGTAGTTTGTTGCAAGACCACCCTTTGCAAGAACTGTGAACTTGATGTCGCCAGAAGTTGCAGAAGCCTCTTTAAACTTGAAGGTTGTTGCGTCAAATGTAAGTGTATCGCCAACAGCAACATCAGCATAAGTGCCAGTTACGTTGAACTCGTCAACATAAAGCTCCTTGCCAACCCAATCCTTGAGTCTGAAAAGATTTACATACTCGCCAGCAGCGATTGTCTTATCAACCTCATACTCACCATCACCAAGAGGTGTGTTGATTACAACATAAAGCTCATTAGCTGTTGCAGGAGCTTTTGTAACCTTAGAAGCACCAGTATATGTCAGACCAACGAGTGCGCCGTTAGGCATTGCAGCGTGTGCAGTTACGTTAGGAACGCTATGAGCAGAATGCTCAATTTCCTCTACAGACTTAAATCTTACCATAAATAATTACCATCCTTTCTTATTAGAGTACAGTTGCGAAAATGTCTATATCTTCGCCATCGGTGTTTGCATTTGTTGAATTGATTTCGCCAAAAATATCTGTTGTGTCATCAACAGAATTTGTTTCAACAACCTTTGCACTCTCAAGTGCAGTTCTGCCTATCTCACGATAAATCTTATCTGTGATAGAATTGATTTCGCCGTTCATAGGATCAGCCTTAAATGCCTCAATCTCATCCTTTGCGAAAGCCTTCTGCTCATCAGTAAAGCCTTCAATAGCAGAATTGAGTTCACCAAGTCTCTGAGCAGCAAGAGCCTCGCCAAGCTGTTTCTGAAGTGAATCTCTTTCAGCCCACCAAGCGTCACGCTCTACCTCCATATCTGCAATAGCCTTTTTAAGAGACTCAACAGAAGCGTTAAGCTCTGCTATCTGATTATCCTTATCGGCAACAGAAGTATTAAGTTCAGAGATTGTTGCTTCGTACTCGGCATTCTTTGAATTTGTTTCTGATACTGCGTTCTTTACAGAATCGCAAATCAGATTAATTGTTTTCTCATCCATTGTCTCATCCTCACTTTCTCGTTTATTATTCAGTTCAATCATCTTAGAAGCTTTATCCGCAGGATTTGATACTAAAGAAAAACCACTGTGAACATACTTTACAGGCACACGACCTTGCTCGAATTTGCCATTAAGATAAATGATGCTATCACTATCTTCAGGATGTAGTATTTCAATACTACCGCTTGGAGCAATGCCATTCGCCATATTGGTTTCAATTTGAGCGACAAAATCAGCGTGGCGCATTTCGTCAATAACACCTTTGCCGAATACAGCTTTGCTTGTAGTTCCGTTATCGTCAAACTCTGCAATAAAACCTTCTGTAAAATGACCAATTATATCCGCTTCAAACTTAGGCAAACCGTCATCCGTGATTTCGCCAGTTTCCCCATGTCCTGAAACTTCTGTTTTATCTGCATCTATAAAATCACAAGTCATACTCATATCTTTTATAGATTCAAGATTCTGTGCGGCATATTCTTCAATAAAAGTTATGCCATTTTCATTCCAATGTCCGTCTGTGCCGACATTGTTGACTACGGATTCGGGAGGTTGCAACTTATAAAGAAGTGCCGTGAATCTCCTCTTGCCGTCTTTTCGTTTCTTAGACGAAAGTTCAAAACTTTTCATGCTTACCTCCTTTCTTCCGTAATATATAAAAAATCCCCGACATTACGACGGAGAGATTTTAACTATTGGGCTTTGGTTGCCCGTTTGAATTATTGGTTTTGCTTTGAATCGTATTTTCATTAGTTGGATTATCAACCGTAGGTCTGCCAGCATCTTTTGATGACTGTGTATAACTTGTAGCGTGGACAGGATATTTATTCTCAATATCATCCTCTAATTCCTCATCAAGCATAGCATAAAATACATCAGACGAAATACCGACAGCAGAAGCCCATAATGTTAAACTTCCTTTACCTTGTAAATATAAATCCTTTACATATCCAATCATCGAGTTTTTATTTAGATGAGTTATTGGCAAATAATTTACCTTCACATCTATATAATTCAGATTAAGAACATTGAAGTTCAACACTTTATTTAACTCTGTAGTTATTTCTTCAATCCACTTGAATATCTGAGCCGTAACAAGTTCAAGATTGGTTTGCTGCGCAGAATATGAACTTGAAGCACTTGCATTAAGTAATGTAGCCGCAAATCCTAAATCCGTTCCAATCTTTTCGTCGAGCTTGCTCTCATATTTATCATCAAAAATATCTGTGCTTGTATCAATAACATTTATTTTTGTGCCAGCCGCAACAGATACAAATGATGTCGCACCTCTTGTATTCTTTGTAGCAATAACGCTCTTGACTGCATCATGCTGTTCTTTTTGCTGTTTATCAGTCAATGCAGATGTACCAGTAGTCTTACCCTCTGGGAATGTTTCGTACACCAGTTTGTTATTGACTTCATCAAGAGTTTTGCGCTTGGTATTGGTAAAATAATCACCATAAAGAATATCAAGAATTGCCGCTAAAACAAGTGGTCTGCCCCACGGCTCATCTCTCTTTGACGATATTTTGAAAACCATAGTTTTGGTATTATCAAGAACAACTTCCTGCTGACCTTTTTCATTGCGCCATTTATTGTAAGCCTCTTGTATTTCTTTTGGGTATTTGCGAAGTTTACTTTCATTTGTCTCCGTACCCTCATTAAAATATTCAAGATCAAATGTAACAATATAAGAATTGTTTTTAAAGCCAATGATTCTACAATAGTCTACTGGCAGATTGATAACAGACAGATTCATCTTTGAAAGTTTTGGCTTCAACGAATTAATCTCACTAATATCATGTGCGTCCCAATAACTCATTGACTTCTTATTACTGAGTTTGCGCTCACCAACAACAAGATAATAAAAAGCAATACCGTCAACACAACCCTTATGAATGGCATCTCTTATAATCTCTTTGTGCTTAATCTTGCCAAGCGCATACTCTATGATTTCCTTACGAGCCTTTGAGCCATTATCCTTAATATAATTTGTAACAACATAATCAAGAGTAGGAAGTGCCTTCATGTAATCTACTGTGTTTCTAAAGTTACCATTACTTGAATAAAGGCGGTTTGATATATCCCTGATTTCTTTGTTAAAGTCCATAGGGTGCTGAATAATCCACAACAGATGTGATGGATCAGCAGTATAATCATGCAACAGCCCCGTAAACATAGTTCCAGTAGTTACATCCCTAAAGAAATGATAAGCATTAGTTTCGTTTACAACTTCTTCATTTGCCTTTTTCTCCGACATTATCTCACTTCCTTTCTTGTTAATTTACATACACTCCAACTGAATATTTCTCATTTACTGATGCAATATCTTGTTCAAGAAGATTAATAAAGTAATCCCCATAACTACAAGAAGTATAGCGGTCTTTGCGATTCGTTCCTCGTTCTGACACGACTATTAATCCAGTTTGGTCTTTCTTTTCAATCTGCAAGTTGTTAGTTTCGTTAATCAACTCCTGCGTTTCAAGATACGGCTTTTCATAGAATAACTGAGTGTCAATATCGGTAGAATTTACATAATCAGGTATCTTAGGCAATTGATCTTCCAATGCTTTATTATAAGGAATTAAGAAATCAATTTTGTTATCTTGTAACGTGGTTTTGAAATTAATTGCAATTTTGCTATTAAGTTTTTGTGTAGCATTGATTACAAATATGCAAGCATCTGCATCTGGAACTTGAATACGCTCCGCTACTTCGTCATCATTCATACAAGTAAGAGGGGAGTATTCTATTTCCCTCTCATCGTCATACATAACTTTAGCAAGACGGTCATACACAGCCACACCAGCATTTCTCATATCAAGAACAATATAATCGGCTTCAAAGTCCTCAAACAACTGTCTTATTCTTAAAGATTGCCTATCTATGTCTCCGCCTTGAATACTTTCAATATAGCAAACTTGTCTACGATAACCTTTGTTGATTTCTAAACTCTTATCTGCTAAAGTATGTGTTGTACTTTCAGGTAAGGCTCTTATGCAAGTAAAGATACTGTTATCATTCTTGTCATTCGTAACAAATGCCATATCACAAGCAATCACTCTAACTTCTCCGTTTTGCTTTGGAATAGCATAAGGGTTCTTTTTATGAGCAAGAACATCTTCTGCCTTACGCGGATAAAATGCTCTTTGTAACCTTTGCTGGGTTGAAAGTTCTTTGTAGTTAAAGAAAGCACTTGTATTTTCTTTGACTCTTTCATTAAGATACTCTATTCGCCAAGATAAATTATCAAGTTTTTTCTTTTCAAGTTTGAGTTGCTTTTTTGTCTTTATCTTATGTTTAAGCACAACTGATAAATCAAACGCCATTAAGCACTGACTTTGATTGTCTAACATCTGTTTAAAAGCTTCATCTGCAATATCCCACATTGGCTGTCCACTATCCAACCAAGACGAAGTAATGTAAACATTCTTAGGTTCTTCTTCGACTTCTGGTATATCAGCGTAGTCTGCTAACTGCCTAAATCCTACATTTCTAATATGCTGAAAGGGCGAGAGAACACTGTCATCAATCTCTTTCTTTAACATACGTGATTCTTCCCTGATTAATAACGTAGACCTCTCACCTCTGGCATTTTCGTTAGCACATACTACCGTTATAGTACTTCCATTTTGAAATGTCAAAACAAGGTTGTTGTTAGTGCGCTTAGAGCCAACAATTTCAGACCTAAGAACAGGCGACATCCTGCATAACTCGCTTTCGATTTTCTTAGTAATAATTAGTTCCGCCTGTTTAAGAGTGGCAGATGCAATAACCACCTCGCTACGAGGATAGAGTATACAATGGCAACAAGCATACAAGCCTATAATAAAAGACTTTGCAATACACCTTGAACCAACCGTATTGAATAAATCAACAACTCCAAGCTCATAAAGCATTACTTCTTGATAAGGATATAACTTTATTCCAAGATAATCCGTAGCACATCTATTCATATTTCGCCTAAAGAAAGTTATCCACGCAATTGTATTTATAACTCTCTTTGGACTGCTCAAATAATGAGTAGAAGGAAACTTTTGATAGAGTGCCATTTGGTTCTTATCCGCATACTCACTCATCTTCATTTTCTTCACCTATATTAAAATCTGGATCTTGTTTATTATCATTAAACTCTAAATTACGAAGTGGTCTATAAACATGACGTTCAAGATATTCTCCGATACCATCAAAATCCTTAAACAACGTTTTGTCTTTATAAAATTCCTCTGGTGTGTATTGCGCAATAATTGCAGCATTTACACCGAGAGGATTATCATTGCTCTTATCTTCCTCTTGAACTGTTTTTAAGCCCGCCGCTTGAAAACTATCTCGATACAATTTAGTAAGTTTATCATAATTTGCAATATCATTTGCTTTGATAGCCTTTGTTTGAAGAAGTTTGGTCGTACATAAATCTCGAATAAATATCTCTCCATTTGAGTCCACGTTAGGATTCTGTTTCTTCAACATCTTATAATGTTCTTCAAGAAATATCATATCGTCCTTGCTTACGCCTTGCCACCTGTCAAACATAGCTTTGGTGATACGTTCACCCTCCAAAGCAAGATTTTGCATATCCTCTACGGTATCTATTGCATCACCTTGTTGCTCTGCTAAGTATGTATCATAAGTTTTGCCAGCGTGTTGTTGCAAATTGATTTGCCTTATATAAGTCTTAATTCTCGACCTGCTTGCATCTTCTTTCTTTACACTTCCAAGAATTTGCTCATTGAAATATATATCAAATTTCATACATATTCTTTTAATAGCTTCGTCTTGAGAACCAAGCATTGCCGTATATTGTTCAAGCATATTATCAACACAATTACAACAAACATTCAGATAATGGTTATTGCCATTAAAGATAGGAGACTGGCTATATGAAAAATTTGTAGCTTGTTTCTTAAATCTCCTACCACAACATGAGCATAAAAAAGGATATTCAAATCTATGAATATCTTCGTCACTTGCGTTTATACTCCTAAGTTTGGTAATTGACTTTTCATCAAATTTAATTTCTTTGAGTCCCGATTTATTTTTGGCAGACAAGCTGCCCTTTGGTCTACCTCTCGGCACTTGTCATTCCTCCTTCTTTTATTTCTTTAATTATATTAGGAATGTCTTTTATTTGCTGATACGGGATTTCCAACAGGTTGAATCCGTTATCATATGCGTAATTGCGCTTTCTTTCATCGTGATTGATTTGAATTTCAAACTGTTCTTCAGGCGTTAATCCCTGCCGACTAACAAGGGGTATTGGCTGGTAATGCTGAATACCCTGATATTCAATCAATATATTATATTCAGGAAGGTAAAAATCATACGACAATTTTCTGCCACCAACGCCAACGAGTCCATCAAACTTCATTTGCGGAATATATTGCATATTATTTTCTTCCAAAAATTTAGAAACCAGTTCTTCACCCTTAGATACAACAGAGCATTTAGGACAACGAGAACCTTGCAGTACATTATGCGGCGTAGCTCTAAATTGATGCCCACACTTGCAACATTCAAATAATGCTTTATTATGGGTACGAGTATAATCTCCAATACATATAACATCTTGAGTTATATCTGCTAATTTTTTATCGAATTGTTCTTTCGTATAACTTATTTTTTCTGACACAATTTCATACCCACAAACTTTGCATCCATGTCCAGTTCTAAGATTATAAGCATAACAATCCCACTCGTTTCCACACTTTTTACACCTACAACTCACTCTGCTTTCGATATTCTCATATCCAGACATAATTTCTACATTTTCTGGTATAAGAGCCACAAATTCTTCAAGACTACGAGTGCGCCGTTTGCCGTCACATATAGGGCATACACCCCCATTAAGAATTGTCCTCGGTAATCTATCATCCTCATATCCACAAGTTTTACATTTTACATGAATTTTTTCACGCCAATCAGAGAACTCACTCACAAGCATGAAATCAGATTCTATTTTAGCAAATCGTTCATTATAACGTTTAATGCTATGCTCACGCCTATAATCTTCGTGATATTTCATTTTAGGGCAATGAGTTCCACTTAGTAAATTGCTTGCCTTTGTCGTCCACTTGTTTGTACATTTAGTACAATAACAAGAAATCGGGTTTTTACTTCCTTGATACTCACTTAAAAATTCAATACTTGGATCGTGCTCAAACATTCTTTCGAGAAATTCGTCTTTTGTCATGCCTTTCATGCGTCTATCCTCTCTCTATCCTTTTTTATATTTATAAATAACAGAGGGCGGCAGGATAGAAAACCGCCCTCATATATGGGTAGCTACTCCCATATATTGTTATTCACTTTGATGTTTTTCCATAAAACCCATCACATTTCACAACATAGTTGCCATTGCAATAGTTTTTGGTCATATCCCTATTTGCAGATTCGCCACACTTAGGACATAATTCGTGAGAACTATACTCACTCATTTTCTTATCTATCTCAAACTTGTTATCACAGTTTGGGCAGATGTAATTATATATTGGCATATCTTTCCTCTTTTCATAGTATTGGTGCGCCGTCCAACATCATCGCAGTCAGACAACACATATGGGGCGCAACGCCCCAATTTATTAGGAGGAATATATGAATTTGAAGTTGTCTAATAAAATGTGGGTTTGATGCCTATATATTGAATTGATCTTTCATCTTACTAATACGAGATGTATCTTCTTTGATGTAAAACTTCTTAGTGACATCAGTTCCCGAATGATTAAGTAACGCCGACACATCTTCTAATTGCATACCGGCGTTCTTTAACAATGTCGCACCACTATGCCTAAAATCATGTGGGTGCAATGTAGGTACTCCAATCATTTGACCAATGTGTTTACACCAGTCGTTAAGAGTCCCTGCGGATATAGGCTGTTCTGGTGTATTGTGTCCACTAAAGAACACCCACCCAAAATCATCTATGCCACGACTCTCTCTATCAGCCTTCATTTCAAGCAACAAAGACTTGACTTCCTCACTAAAAAACAAATCAACTATCTTGCCCTCTTTTTCAAGGACATCTCTGACAATTCTCTCATCAAAGTCAATTTGTTCCCATTTGATGCTTGCAATCGCATTAACTCTTGCCATTGTAGACAAAGAGAACAGTGCATATGTGCGAAGCTGAAGTTTGCCACACTCGATGAGTTTTTCTCTCATAAGTGCAACTTGGTCAGGAGTCAAGAATGTTTGGACTGTTACAGGCAAACCTTTCTTCGGTCTATCAAGAAACTCCGTAGGATTTTCCTGTATTAACTTCTTTTTGCGCAAGAATTTATAGAAAGCAGAGATGGCTGCCATTCTACGTTTCATACGCTCTACATTGTTACCTTCTTGTTTGCAAAAATAAAGAAACTCAGTGATGTCATCATCAGTGAGTTCTGCAACACTTTGATTAAATTGATGGTCAAGAACATAAATAAACCACTGATTTAAGTCTTTCTCATAATGATAAATGGTCTTAGGAGAAAGATCACGCAGAGACATATCAATCTTATACTTCTGCATTAACTTTTGAGTTTCTGCATTAATCTGCTTTAACTTTTCCTCATCATGAAGAACTATACGTTTGCTACGTTCTGGCATTTAACCATCACCCCTTAAAAACTCTATTGTTTTTTGCTTAAAAGAACCGTTGCACATATCCTGTTGATATATAAATAAATAATTTACATTAGATTTTTTGAATATATCTATCTTTTGAATTGTCTTAAGACGATAGGATTCTTTCCTATCTGTATCATATTTTTTCAGTAAATCTTTATCCGTATATAACATTCCTGCAATTTCGATATAATATTTCTTATCATTATATTGAATTACATAATCACAGTTAATCTTAGTTTTGCAATCTGAAAATGTTTTATACTGTACATCTCTATAATAATCCGAATTGTATTTTAAATTTAGTTCATTGTGCAAAAAATTAGTATACTCTATTTCATGGATTGAACGACATAACTCACCATCATCCGTATAATAAGTCAGACCACAAGAGTAAGGAGTAAAAGTATATCCTCTATCAATAACGTATTTATAAAAATCTGCGCCAGCTCTTTTAAATGCCTTTAATATAGTGTGATGCTCAAGACTGTATTCGCCAGATGTCTCTCCTTCTACATCTCTCCATGAAATAACTTTTCTCCCAGTATTTTTATATATGGCGTCAAGACAATTATCTAATATAGTGCAATATTCTTCAAACGAATGTCGAGGTTGAACCGTATATTTTCTTAACCCAATATCTCTTTGACACGCTTTAAATGAACCCCAAATGCGGGTAATTACAATTTGAGAAAATGATAATGTGCCATCACGAAAATCTTTGCTTGTAATTGGTCGTCCCAACTCTTTTTCTTTTTCAATCAGTTCTTTAATGACATCATCTTTATCTCTCCAAGAAGTATTTCTTGCAAAGCCACACCACTCAACAAAATCATCGTAGTTTTTTACGTTTGAATCTGGACAATATTTAACAAAATATTTTGCTCGTGGTAATGCAAGAGAATTATCGCAGAGTTCTTCCGAGAGAAGTGCTCTACCCATTTTGTTACAACATTCTTTATATCTTTTTAAATATATATCATAATCTTTGGAGTGACATCTTATATGATTTGTCTTACCGTGTTGGCGTTGCCAATCAGATAATAAAATACCATGAGAGTCCAAAATTTTCTTTAAAATACGCCAGTGTGGCAAATTGTGAGGAATATCACAAATTTTCCCTTCTGGATAATAGCCGTTTTCTTCAACAAATTTCGTAAACAGCCAATCACAATCATCTAATGTCAATTCCTTTGCACATACTTCTTTTCCTTTTACCGTATACGTTGTTTTTTCTAACATTCATATCACTTACCCTCTCCGTCCCCTATAAATAGTAAAGGCAGAAGCGAGAGGACTGCGCTTGTCAATCGGCTCATGACTTCCGATTTATCTGCCTTACTCTTATCGGTGAAGCACTCAGGTCATTACCCCAAGTTCTTCATAAATGCTTGTGGCTTTGCAGGACTCATCCTGAATACCTACTACTGCAAGCACAGCGGAGAGGCGGTTTTCATCTCTCGTAGAATCCTAAAACTCTACCCTCTATTATGGCGTTTGATATAGGATTTGAACCTATGACATTTTGGTTAACAGCCAAACGCTCTACCAACTGAGCCAATCAAACACATAATGCGCAGGGTTGCTACTTGTCCGTAACCTACCAGTGCGCAGGTTTGCCTTTCCACATTAGGTTGTGGCGACCATAAAAGTCCTTGCGTAGTCAGCTTGTAGGCAGGACAGAGGCTTGCAAGGCTCATTGGTGCGGATTCCAAGTCGTGACCTCAAAATCCACATGGGCGGTGTATTATAACTGACCACCGCCTTGTCAGTGTCGGTTCTCCCGTCAGGAGGAGTGGTGCGGATTACAACATCGTTGCAGTTGCTCTCCACATTGCCTCTTTCGAGGCATCCCGCAACTTAATTACTCGCCGCAGCTTATAGGCGAGAACTTATTTGAAGCTGACTATTGCCGACCTTAAAAGTCAGATTTTATCCTTTTTTATCTGGAACGGTATAACCGTACCCTTGATAGGATAATCAATCGCGCTCTTTGCGTCGTACTCTATAAAGTATGTGCCTTCAGGGAACGCTTCTTCTGTTTTGAACACCACAGGCTCACCAATAATTTCACCAGTGCTGAATATTGTCACAAGCATGTTGCCGTCGTTCATCTGAGCTGTCGCAATATCGTTATCCACAAGGTCAGCACACTCCATATTGAGATAGAAACTATTCCCGTTAATTGACTTTTCAAACAGCGTTGCAAGAACGCCCTGATAATCCTCGCAGTTGATGATAAGGCTAACCATATCATCGTCCATGACGTTAAACAAAACGTCAACTATGAAGTCCTGATAGGACTCATATTTTTTGTATGAAGCATTTACCATACTAACTCTCCTTTTAATTCAAAATAATTTTATACGACTCTGTGTGTCCGTAAACCTCATCAAAGCCATAGATTTTTACAGCTCCCTTTGAGCCTTTAAATAAACTGTCTGAGTAAGGATCACTACCTATAAACGAAGGGCAGATAAGAACTTCACAGTCATACGTACAACCTTCTGCAACAGTGGTTTCCTTACCACCATGAAAATGTCCCATCAACAAATACTGAACATCATTTCCTGTAAAGGATGAAATGTCTCTAATTGCAGTTGATGTATTCTTAATTTGATGTCCGTGTAAAGCATAAACAGTAAAGCCACGAACTTCATCAATCTGTACATATTGCTTGTTTTCGTCTGCAAGTTTTACAGTTACTCTTTCATTATTGGCAAGCAAATCTTTTATGTAGTTGCCTATAACATACTCCAAGTCCTCTCCACCAAGTTCTGAAGCTTTAGTGCCAAGTGGACGTGTTTGAGTGTGATTTGCAGATGGAACATGATAATATGTTATACCCACATATTTAGACAATGTGTTTAAGAATTGTGCAATTATTCTACTGTAATCGACTACAGCCTTGACTATTGCTGTATCATTTATGAGCAAGTCTGAAACTCTCAAAAGACCTTGTAGACTATCTCCTAAACTTGTTATGATTATCTTATTGAGTTTCTTATCATCAACAAACTGTATAAGTCTATTAGTAAGGTATTCGAGTCTTGCACAAAACTCCTCAGGAGAGTATACATTGTGCTCGCTTTCAAATGTTGCGCCATAGTGCTGATCTGAAATTGCCACTACATACGACTTTTCATTTGCGTCATCGCCAAAATCACCAAAATATGGATTAAACTCTGGCACTGGTAATGTCTGGCACAGTGCACCTATCTGCTCATAATAAAGTTCCTGCCTTGCTTCTTTGCGGTCAAGACGGTTGCGCTCTACATTTGCAGTTTGTAGTTTCATACGCTCCTTACGAAGCTCTTTGATTTTTTCGTCGATAGTTGAATTGTCTGCGGTAGCAAATCCCTTATCTTCAAAATAACTCCGTACAAATGCACCGCCAAATATCGTTTGAGAAGCCTTGCGAAGCGTATCGTAATGCACATCAAGACCATATTTTTCAACTATTTCTTTCCAATCTAAATCATTGTCTCCATTGATTTTATCGGAACACGTCTTTAATACTGCCTCGTACTGGCTTTTATTTAAGCCGTATTCCGCAAGTCTTTCTTCAATATTTATAACAATTCCTCCTTTAATATATTTTCACATTTTCTATGAGACCAATAATAACCATTGGCTCTTTTTTCGTTACAAGCCGCATTTCTTGTCGCCGATACACTAAATCCTAATTTGTCATATACTTCATCAGCAGAAGAATACTCTCCCACCAAAATTCCATCAATACTATATTGATAAACTGGCTTAAAAAGTGTATGATAGTCAGTTCTAATCTTTTGTTTTCTGCCAATTTCATCTATCTTATAATCAGTTTTATCAATTGTTTCACCTTGATATTCATAAAACCAACGATAGCCACCCATACTATATCTTATACCCTTACAACATTTTGCAATTCCACTACGATCAATTCCAGTCTTATTGCCAGCATCTACGGAAGAAAGATATTTTGCTACAAAATTCCCATCTAAATCATAGCAATATATTGGCTTAAAGGTAGCTGATACCAACAAATCCCATTCAATTTGATTTCCAAGAAACTCATAAGACCATCTATAACCATAACCAACAGTATTAATTGGCTTGCAGCAACAATCTTGAATGGCAGATTTTTTAAATAATGGATTTTTCTCATTTACATCATCGGCAGACTTGTACTCGCAAATAAATTTACCGTCAAAACTATACTGATAAATTTTTTTTAAAAATATATCCGAGTTATTTACCCCACCTTCAGAAATGTTATATCCGAAATTTGGGTTCATGGCGTTATACAGTTTGATAAAACTTTTTTCCAACTCATTAGCATCTTCTTTTGAAAGATTATTTATTAATATTTCATGCTCAAAATTATCCCATCCATATTTTTGAATTGCCCTGCCGAAAACCTGCCCCCTATATCCATTTCCATCTTTCCCCCATCTTTTTTCAGGAGAGGTAGATGTTATTCCAATATAGACCTTGCCATTAATCTTGTTTGTGTGTTTATAAACCGAATAAGTGTTTCCCATATCATCATGCCCTTTCTTTTGTACTCTTTAGTGCTTAGAAGCCACCTCAAAATCTTTCTTAAATTTTTCCGTCACTTCAAACACAAATATTGTTTTTGTCCTATCTTCTTTGCAAGGTTTAATATCAACAATAGGGTTTCCCATTTTTAATAACCTCCTTGCAACATATGGTGTGAAAACTGATTTTGTTTCCAATCGCCACATCTCCTTTAACTCAATTTATGTAGGTTCTTCACAAGTAACCGTAATAATTACGTCCTTGCCGTTCAGTCTGTCTATAATATCTGCTAACACCACAGGCTCATCATCTCCACGCTCGATGGCAATAATGCCGTCATCAAGATTGAGAATGCCTGAGATTGTAAATTTGTTATTCCAACCGTCTTTTGTCGCCATATTATCTCCTTTTACACAAATCACGATTTTCTAAATCGTGTTTTACCACAAAATCGCGTTTTTTATTTTCAAAAATATCCGCATTTTGCAAAGTTTTGCGGAGCTTTTTATAAAAGGGTGGGCGGTAGTTATCCGCCAAATCCCTTTGTGCAGTTATATGCTAATTGCTGTTCCGCCATTAACACAAACTACCTTTGTGCTTTTATTCTTCTTTGAGTATTCGTCCTGTAGTTCCTTGCAGAACTTTTCCTTATCATTAAAATTTGAGTGAACAATTGCAATCTTGTTGCAATCTATATCTGAGTAATATTCCAACATTTGATTATGTTGTATGTGACTTGAAAAGCTATTCAATGTCGTAACATATGCCTTATTTGGTACAACCTTGCCGTCAATCGTAATAGTCTTTTGCATACTATTTCTAATCTTATCGGCAAGACTACCCTCGGCACTGTAACCGCAGAATACAAAATGGTTTTTGGTACTGCCTAAGAGTTTCTGCGCCCACGAGACTGATCTGCCAGCCGACATCATACCACTACTCGCCAGTATAATACAAGACTCACTTGTTTCCTGCAATGCCTTGCTGTCTGCATACTCACTAATAAAGTGAACATTCTTCCAAGTCATAACCTTTTCCCAAATGTGCATCTGCTTCTCGTTGACTATGTGGCACATGAGTTTACATATCTTAACCGCCATCGGACTGTCAACATAGATTTGAGTATTAAAATTCTCATCGTTGCCATATATCTCATATAGAACCGTAAGAATAGTTTGACATCTGTGATTTGCAAAAACAGGAAATAGAACTTTACCGCCCTTTTCAACGGTTTGCTCCACTACCGTTTTAATTTTATCAATATCACATTGCCTATCTTTTGGCTTAATTTGCCTTTTAGGATTTGCGTATGTTGCTTCAGCAATTACTAAATCCGCATTTGAGACAGGTTCTATGGGGTGAACATAATAGCAGGGAACAGATGTGTTTCCTAAATCCGATGTGTAATAAATCTTCTTCATTACATTATTGTTTGCCACCCACAACTCTATATGAGCTGAGTTTGTAATATGCCCGCTATGAGTAAATCGCAATGTTACATGGTCGTCAATAACAATCTTTTCACCAAACGGCAGCTCAACCATTCTATCTAATGTGGCTTGAACATCTTCTTCTGTATATAATGGCTCAACTGAATGCCCTGTGCGATTTAAGAACTCTGCGTCTTTGTCACATATATGAGCACAATCTTCCATGAGAATGCGCATAAGGTCAAAGTTGTCTTTGGGGATATAGATATTACCAGTAAACCCACGCTTTACAAGCAATGGTAACAGATTCACATGGTCTGAATGTGCGTGTCCAACGAATACCGCATCAATATCCTTTGCCTTAAAATCAAACTTGGCTGAGTTGATTTTATATTCTTCCCATATTGACTTAGAGGACTGGTGCAATCCACACTCAAAAAGATATTGTCTGTCAGCTACGGTCAACAATGTGCGACTTCCTGTTACCTCTGTTGCATTACTTCCACAGAATGAAACTCGTATAGCATTTTTATTCTTTGCCATGAGGCTTCACCTCACTTCTTGCAATCACACTTGTCGTGGTCGCACTCACAAGGTATATCGCCCATAAAGCCAAATATCTCTGCTATATCAATATCTTCGCCTATAATAGCATCAACAAATCCATTTTCTTTGCCTTCGTCAGCAAACCAATATGTGTCTGCTCTTGCTATGCTCGAAAGATAATCCGCCGTAAGTTTTGTCTTATTTGCAATGAGCTTATTAACACGCTCGTCAACCTTGTCATAAAACTTAGCCGCGTCTTTTACCTTGCTCGAAACATTGCTATCACAAGTCCAACCGTCGTGATATAAGAATGAAGCATTCTTAGTAGCGAGTCTTAAATCGCACTGAGTAAAAATGTTAAACGCCATGCTATATGCGTAGCCAATGCAAATTGCAATTACAGGCACACGGCTTGCGTTAATCGCATCGCATAAAGCAAGTCCGTCCATGACAGAACCGCCGCCAGAATTAATAATGAGAATAATCGGTTGCATATCTTCTGGTTCAAGTCCAATATCTACTCCATTTAATTTATATATCTGCATTATTATCGTATGAAGTACATCTGAATTTACTTCACCATCAAGATACATAATGCGATCTTGCATATCTTCAAGGACGAGTTTTTCACCAAGTCCAATATTCATTACAGTCTGAATACCTCCACCTGCTAATTCAGCAAGCATCTCTGGTGTAACTTCTGCATATCCTTCTGGGATTTTCTTCTCTGTAGTTTCCTCTGTTTTTGTTTCAGGTTTCTTCTTAGCCATAAAACAATTCCTCACTTTATTCAAGATCGGTTATCCAACCGCCACCGAAGTGGATTTAGACTTCGCCGTATGTGAGTACGACATTAACATTCTTGTTAAACTCATCAAGTAGAGCAAGGATGTACTTATCCTCTGCACACCAATAAGTATGTCTGTGAGAGCACTGTCTCGAAGTGCGTGTTATGCCTTCCTTGACTCCATTTGCTCTAAGGAACTGAGCCTGTTCTTTTGTAATCTGAATCATACATTTCACATCTTTCGTGCTTTATTTATGAACACTTGAACAAGTATTCATATATCCATATTCCCCACTATCAAAAAAAGAAAAAACGGCGTAATATAGCCGTTTCTCCCATGTTAATTATTTTACTATCGTGCAAATTTAGCCGATTTTTTGCTTAAAATAGTCATAATTGAATAATCTTACGCAGTTTTCACTACTCTTTTTTGAGAGTTTATACCGCTCGTCAGAACTACTTCTTATCATTTCGTATAGGTCGGCATTGCCTGTTGCAAACAACGTGTCGAAAATTGTCCTTGCATATCCAGCGTTTTTATCCTTGTCAATCTCTCTAAGAAGCAGATACATCTCTACGTCGTTCAAATGAATATTTGCGATATAATCAACGCAACGACTTCTGATTTCTGCAACTTCTTTAGTTATGAGTTTTTTCTCATCTTTTGTTTTATCCGTATACCCAATATATGCGCTCTGAATACTTTCACGCATAGCCTTAATCTTATTTATAATCTCATAAACTTTATTGTACAGGCGAGAGTTTGCTTTGCGCCAATCTACGTCCATAGGCTTGATAATCTCACAGAACGGCAGATTTTTTGCTTCAATCTTATCGGCTCTGAATTTATCAATTGCCTTTTGTAGATAATCCATAGATGTTTCAAACTGTCTGTAATGCTGATTGGGATTAAGCGTATATCCGTTTCCGAGGGTGATATTGCGGAAGAAAAGTGGTTTTGTAAATCTCTCTTTACCATTAATCTCAGTATAGATGCCATACTTTTCTTTTAATGTTGTGAGCATTTTTGACGTATCGACATCAAACATCTTCTTGGCACGGTCAATCTCTGCTCCTGACGCAGCACTGAGTATACAAATATCATCATATAATTTGTGCTGATGTAGAATCGCTTCTTCGTTTGAAACACCTTGTTTGACTTCATTATAAATACGCTCCCACATTATCGAATTAAGGTATTGCGATTGATTAACAATACAACCTATTAAATTGACACTCGTATTTATGTCAAGTTGTGCTTTTGATTTAGCGTCATAAGTCCACTGAATCTTCTTAGCCTCAATGAAACTTGTGGGAACTCTAAACTTATCATAATTTTTCTTAGCGGCATTTATAAGAATTTCATTGTCGGTTAAGAGTATACTATCAGAATCCATGTCTGCGCCTTGAAGCCTCTGCAATATATTCTCATCAATGCTATTAATATGAACGACTTCCTTGCTTGAAACTAAATATTTATCATACAATTCATTTGCTACATTAGTCGTGAGCAGAACATCACCCGAATTTATATGAGGCGATCTTGTGCCAAGCAAAGTCTTGCCATACTCAAATCTTTTTGTATGTATATGTCCAACACCTAAGACGCTCTCACCCTTAAACGTTCCAATAGCAGCTTGCAACATTTCTATACCATTTCCGATCAGCGTTTCATAGTTACCACTAATCCATATATGCCCCTTGCGATATTCTTTAAGCATAGACTTTACAAGTTCCTTGCGGAAGTTGTCATACAGCTTTGTTTCCACAAATTTGCTATTCATGCCTATTACCTTTAGCACAACCTCGTCACGATTAAGACAAGGCTCGTCACTATCGGCTAAAGCATAAGGGTATTTGAGATGATAACGCATTACCGCAGCGTCCTTGCGGATGAGATTAAGATAATCAAAATTAGGTTGTAGTAATGCTTGTATATCATCACGAGTAAGTTGTAGAGAATTAAGTAATTGATAGTGACACTGAACCATTCTACCATCAAGATACTTAGTAGGCTTCTCATACTTCACTATTCCAAAAGTCGGACAAAGATTGTCAAGCCATTGCTCAATAGTGCCAAACTTTACATACTTAATACTGGACGGAGTGGTAATAAGCTTAATATCCTCTATGCAGGTTGCTCTGGTATAGCCTTTAAGCTGAGATACTTCTGTGATGCCATTATCTCTAAACCAGTCCTGTATTCTTGCTTTGAATGATGCGCTTTTGAAGAAACGGTTGCGAAGAAGAAGCATTGTCCTATCTGCGTAATGTTCATCATACATACTTACATCTAAGAGGCTTTGCCCGTCCCAAATGCTGTTCTTTATCTTGGCTCGTTCCTCTTTGGCAACAAAATCCTCGCCCTCGCCATAGACTGCCACAACATCATCTTCAAACTCTGACTCATAGTCATCTATGACAAGTATGTTTTCAGGGCGTATCTCAAGAGTGTCAATGCAACTACTGGAAGGCAACGAAATGTAGGCTTCAAATGCAGCGAGGTCAATCTTGTCGCCCTCTTTAATCTTTAAACCACACAACTCCCATTTGTGCATTGCAGGATAAAGATTCTCGTCTATAAAAAGACATTTACCAACACGGCTACTACCTGACGATCTCTTATAACGCACATACTTTATGCCGTTACAGATAAATCCATTCTCGTAAAGGTCAAAGCGAAGCTCACCACGACTCATAAGCGTCGGTATGCTCTTGCCAAGTTTGATTTTACGATTAGTTTCATCGTACACGAAATACTTTGGCACACCGTCCCACACCACGACTTCATCTTCTGCGACATCGCCAACCTTTACACCAATACAGATTCCGTCTTTATAGAATGTTCTGTCGCCATACTTACCAATCTCTTTAATGTCTGCCATGCCATATCCATCACGCACATATATGTCCCCATGACGATTCCACTCTTTATAGGCTAAATCAAAGTCTACGTTAATAACACGCTGAGTAAATTCCTTACCCAACTCCTTATCAAAGAAGAATGAACTACGATTATGATAATGCTGATAGGCGACTTCACGAAGTTTCATAAGATCAAGACTAAAGTCAAGTGTATTCTTCCAACGCTTCAGATTAGTATT